GCCCTGAAAGGGCGGAACTGTATACAATTATGCCCTTTCAGGGCGCAAATTCAGATTGTCGTTTTTACGTAGGGCGTTGCCCTACGCTATATAATTAAGCCCTTTCAGGGCACTCCGCAAAATTATCATTTACCACCTCAAAACAGAAATTAAAACAACTCTTGAAAAATGGATAAATTTGCAATGATAATTTTCGGTGCGTCGGGTGATCTGACCAAGCGTAAGCTGATGCCCGCCCTTTACTCCCTCTACCGTGAAAAGCGGTTGACCGGAGAGTATTCTATATTGGGTATCGGGCGTACGGTCTACTCTGACGATAACTACCGTTCCTATATCTTAGAAGAACTGCAACAGTTCGTAAAGTCCGAAGAACAGGACACAGCTCTGATGGCTTCGTTTGTCTCCCATCTCTATTATCTACCGATGGACCCGGCAAAAGAAGAAGGTTACCCGCAACTCCGCCAACGTCTGGTCGACTTGACCGGTGAGGTAGACCCGGACAACCTGCTGTTCTACCTAGCCACTCCGCCGTCATTGTACGGAGTAGTGCCCTTGTACCTGAAAGCTGCCGGACTCAACACCCCCCATTCACGTATCATCGTCGAGAAACCTTTCGGTTATGATCTCGAATCGGCACGTGAACTGAATAAAACGTATGCCTCTGTATTCAATGAGCATCAGATTTACCGTATCGACCATTTTCTCGGTAAGGAAACAGCCCAGAATGTACTGGCTTTCCGTTTTGCCAACGGCATCTTCGAACCTCTCTGGAACCGTAACTATATCGACTACGTAGAAATCACAGCCGTAGAAAATCTGGGTATCGAACAACGTGGCGGATTCTATGAGACGGCAGGTGCACTGCGCGATATGGTGCAGAATCACCTGATACAGCTCGTAGCCCTTACGGCTATGGAACCGCCCGCTGTTTTCAACGCGGACAATTTCCGCAACGAAGTGGTGAAGGTCTACGAATCTCTCACCCCGTTGAATGAAGTGGATTTGAACGAACATATCGTTCGTGGACAATATACAGCCTCCGGCAATAAAAAAGGCTATCGTGAAGAAAAAGGAGTGGCTCCCGATTCGCGTACGGATACTTATATTGCCATGAAACTGGGCATTAGCAACTGGCGCTGGAGTGGCGTTCCGTTCTACATTCGTACAGGTAAACAAATGCCGACGAAAGTAACGGAAATCGTCGTTCATTTCCGTGAGACACCTCATCAGATGTTTCATTGTGCCGGTGGCAACTGTCCGCGGGCTAATAAATTGATTCTTCGTTTGCAACCGAATGAAGGAATCGTGCTCAAAATCGGAATGAAAGTACCCGGTGCAGGCTTTGAAGTGCGCCAGGTGACGATGGATTTCAGTTATGCGCAGTTGGGCGGCGTACCCAGTGGCGACGCTTATGCCCGTCTGATAGACGACTGCATCCAGGGTGATCCGACTTTATTTACTCGAAGTGACGCAGTAGAAGCCTCATGGAAATTTTTCGATCCGGTACTCCGTTATTGGAAAGACAACCCCGACGCACCTCTCTACGGTTATCCCGCAGGTACGTGGGGACCTCTGGAAAGCGAAGCGATGATGCACGAACATGGGGCCGACTGGACGAATCCTTGTAAGAATTTGACGAATACAGATCAATATTGTGAATTATGAAACTATCAGTTTTTCCTTCATCTATTGAAACTTCACGAGCATTGATACTCCGCTTGGTGGAAATCATGAATGAAGAGCCGGACAGAGTGTTCAATATCGCAGTCAGCGGTGGCAACACACCTGCTCTGATGTTCGATTTATGGGCGAATGAATACATGGAAATTACCCCGTGGGATCGTATGCGGATTTATTGGGTGGATGAACGTTGTGTGCCTCCCGATGATTCGGACAGTAATTACGGAATGATGCGCAACCTTCTTTTGGGTTTGACTCCTATTTTGTATGAAAATGTATTCCGTATTCGTGGAGAGGCGAAGCCTGCGAAAGAAGCGGTCCGTTATTCGGAGTTAGTCCGGCAGCAAGTGCCGCTGAAGCGTGGTTGGCCCGAATTTGATATTGTACTGTTGGGGGCCGGAGACGACGGACACACGTCTTCCATCTTTCCCGGACAAGAAGATTTGCTGACTTCAAACTCTATTTATGTAGTCAGCGCCCATCCCCGTAACGGGCAGAAGCGCATCGCAATGACGGGATACCCCATTCAGAACGCCCGCTATGTCATTTTCCTGATTACCGGAAAAAATAAAGTCGACGTAGTAGAAGAAATCTGTCATTCGGGAGACACTGGTCCCGCAGCCTATATAGCTCATCACGCGCAGAATGTAGAGCTATTTGTGGATAAAGCGGCTGCCGCATATATTGACGATAGTAATAAAAAGATGAACTAGAACTGTTTCGTTGACGAAACTAACAGAAAAAAGAAAAATATGAATCCTTATCAAAATTCATTTGGAGGTAATATCCCGCAGGACGTAGCCGGGAAACAAGGTGAAAATGTCATTTTTATTGTTTATACTCTAAAAGATACTCCTGAAACTCTTGATAAAGTAAAAGATGTATGTGCTAATTTCTCGGCCATGATTCGCAGCATGCGTAATCGTTTCCCCGAACTGATGTTCAGTTGTACGATGGGCTTTGGCGCCGATGCCTGGAGTCGTCTTTTCCCGGAAAAGGGAAAGCCGAAAGAACTGAACACTTTTGAAGAGATCAAAGGCGGAAAGCACACGGCAGTTTCTACTCCGGGCGACATCTTGTTTCATATCCGTGCAAAACAGATGGGGTTGTGTTTTGAGTTTGCTTCCATCATTGACGAGAAGCTCCAGGGCGTGGTTGAACCTGTCGATGAAACTCACGGTTTCAGGTATATGGACGGCAAGGCTATTATCGGCTTTGTAGACGGAACAGAGAATCCGGCAGTTGATGAGAATCCTTATCATTTTGCGGTGGTAGGAGAGGAGGATGCTGATTTTGCAGGAGGAAGTTATGTTTTTGTACAGAAGTACATTCACGATATGGTTGCATGGAACGCTCTGCCTGTGGAAGAACAGGAGAAAGTGATCGGTCGTCGTAAGTTTAACGATGTCGAGCTTTCTGACGAGGAGAAACCTCAAAATGCGCATAATGCCGTCACTAATATTGGTGATGACCTGAAAATTGTGCGTGCCAACATGCCGTTTGCCAATACGTCCAAGGGAGAATATGGCACATACTTCATCGGTTATGCAAGTACGTTCAGTACGACCCGGCAGATGTTGGAAAGTATGTTCATCGGCAATCCGGTAGGGAATACCGATCGTTTGCTTGACTTCAGCACAGCTGTAACAGGAACACTTTTCTTTGCTCCTTCCTACGATTTGCTGGGAGAATTGGGCGAATAAAAAAAGAAAAATAAGAATAAAAGATTGGGGGAGGATTACACTTTGGTAATCTCCTCCACTATATATTGATCTTTCACTCTCCTGCAGGTACATACAAAGTATTCCGGATGTTTCAGGGCTCCTTCTAAAGTATCAGGAAGAATCATCTCTTTGGTACGTCTATCCATTGCCACCGTTGCATATAGAATACCCTCTTTTTCGCATCTCTCAATTAATGCATTTTTTAGTTCTTCTACGCTATATTCCATTTGTGTGAGACTTTATCGCTGCAAAGTTATGGAAAATATGTATATTTTGTGCAATAATATTCCTGTAATATATAAAAATAGCTCCCTAGTTCGTCCGCCGACGAGGGAGCTATCAACACAAAAACTAAACTAGACACATTTTTGGAAATCTAGTTGTATATTCTGTATATCAATTATATAGTCCTGCTTTTTTTTATGGTTCGACCATAATTCGACCATTTGATGTTTTATGTATTATCAAGATTTTTGAGTTTCATGTTTTATATTACTTTAAATATTATATTTGCGCATCACTAAAATTGATTATCGTATGTTCAAAAGAATAAAGCCTATTTCAAAAGCCTCCTTGGAAGGAATCGTTTATCAAATAAGATACCTTACAGGCGAAAAAAATGTTACTGATGAAGCACTTGTTTGGCATTTGCAAAGGATCTTATCCGAAAAAGGAATTCCTGTCGACTATATTTCTTCTCCCAAACCATGGGAATGGAAGAAGAGAATATGATTACTTTTTTCCACATTTTCTTTGAACAGAACTGTATTTTAAGAAAGTAATGCAGCCTTGCTTAAATTATATATGTTTATAACTATATCCTTCATGGACCATATAGAATATAATAGAAGGTAAAGTAACAAGAATGATGCTGTATTATTAACATAATCGCTATATAAAAATTGGATGTTTAGACTATGTATATATTTAAATATAATACTAAAAAAAATACCAATAAACATAATAATCATACATACTACAAATGAGGAATTTAGTCCAGAGAGTAGTTTTATTCCTTCATCATCTTTTAAATCATTTAGTAGATTAGAGCAATATATAGATAATAAAATGGCATATGCAGCTAATACGAGTGAGACAATGGTAGGGATAATTCCAATACATAAGTCTATGATTGTACTTAATGACTTATATGATGGGATATCACTAAAGTTACCTATAATAATCATCGAAATAGAGAGAAGTATTGGTACTAAAGAATCTTTTAAAATATCTTTACTAGTATATACTTTAAAAATACTTCTCCATCCAAATTCATCTTTAGCATTCATGATTCTAGTTATTGATTATGCCCAAATATACTACATAATTCTGTGTATATCTTATTAAAATAATTTTTTTCTGTATCTTTAATTTCTATTCTCATAGGATAATCTTTTGTATCAATCTTGATCGGTTTTCCATTTTCTTTTTCTTGTACTCTAGCTATCATTGTACCGTTACTACGTGACATGTTGACTATTGCTTCGATTATTCCATCTTCTTCTTTTTTAAGAGGTTCTTCGTCTGTTCCTTCCATTTTGAATTTAACATTTCTTGGTCTTGCATCTTTTATTTTTTTGTCAAACTTTGCAATAAATCCTTCTGTAAAATCTTTATTTGAAAAAGTTATATCTGCATCAATTAAAAATATTTTATGTGCGTTTAAAACTCTTGTGATGATATCTCTACTTTTCTCTATATTAATATCAACAGCTCCATTACTAGCTGTTTCTGCAAAACTATGGGTAAGATATTTCATCACTTGATTTATACCGATTTTAGAGCTTATGCTGACTATTAATCGGTGCACTTTAGGGATAAAATATAGCTCTACCTCTTTTAGGTTAGCAACAATATCAGGATTAATGTCAATCTTTACCTGTGTTTTCGTTTTTTTATCATAAAAAGCATCTGGATTAAGAATATCATATGAAATTAATTTGATTAATAGCATTCTTGGGGTACCGTCATCCTCTAAATATTCGCTTTTAAGAAGCTGTTTTATACTGATATATCTATTACTATGTAATAATATGAGGGGATCTTTAGCATATAGTTGCTCAAATAATTTAACATATTTTTGTGGCGTTTGTTCGTATCTAGACTTGATGTTTATAACATACATTTTTCCGCCAATGATTCTTTTACTTTCTTTTGTCTGCTCCATAATATTGATTATTTATATGTGATTATTCAGTGTTTTTAGAGTTCTAAAGGTATGCTAAGAACTGCTGTTTTTGATAATGATGAGGTTTATTTTATTAATTTACAATGCAAATGAAACTAATGTGATTTTCTTCATTTAGTATTTATTTCTTTTTCTTTTCCAGTGACCGTTTACATAGGTTCCATCCTTTTTTGTATATCCATTGACCCATTTATCCGGCCTATTAGTTTGGCTTGAATCAGACATTATGTTATAGTATAGTGCAATAAGAATCAAGCTTATAATAACTGTTGTTATTGGATAGTTAAACAGTACTATAAAGTAAGTGATTACAAATGCTATTTTGAGTACTATAGTATAATATGTCCTTTTCATGGCTTATCCTACATTTCTTTCATTCTTCAACATAGCCAATTCACCCTTTAATTTTTGGTTTTCTTCCAAAAGCCGTTGGGTAAGCACTGTCTTTTCATTGATTTCATCCTGCAAATTGGCTATGGTATATACTATACTTTTCAATTTCTCCATTCCTGGTTCTGTTTCTTCTTTTTGAAGAAGCATGGAGCCTTTTCCTCTTAACAGCCATTCTGCGGATATTTCTTGGTAGTTATCCAATATTGTATTAATAGTTGAGGCACTAACCTCACTTACCCCTCCTAATTGTCTACTCAATGTGTTTTGTTTAATACCACATTTGAGGGCAAATGCCCTATCAGATAGCCCCGAATAGGCTATAACTTCTTTAATTCTATCAATCATAAAATTTACTATAAAGTTAATATATCCAAATATGGATAATAAAATAGGTTTTTGGATTTGAAATTATCCATATTCGGATTACATTTGCATCATCAATCAATCAATACTCCAAAAGTATAAAAAATGATTGATAAAACAAATGTGAAACTCAATAAATGTGACAGACATGAAAAGATTTGATTTATCCGAAATAATGAGAAATGCTCATAGAACCTATAAGTATTCAGGCAAGAAGCAGGGAAAAACTTTTGGAGAGGTTCTGAAAGCTACCTGGAGACTTGCTAAACTTCAAGAAAATTTCTCACAGGAAGCCATGAAAGCAAGAACGGATAAATTCTTATCAGAAAGAAACGAGGTAATGAGTAAAGCGGCTAAAGCTA